TGCTAAGTTATCTTGTTCTAAGTTCATTGGATCTCCATCAAATTCCATATCTTTATCCATCAGTACATGATTCATTTTCTGTTTCATAATGTACCGACCATGTTCTCCTTTGTATTTAACAATATTTAATATGCTATCCATCATTAGTTTGTAATTTTGGATATAGAGATAGGATTGTCAAAGGTAGAGGTTGTGTTTGTCTAATAACTATAAAGCCATCTGTTTCATAGTTACCTCTAAATTCAACTTCTTTATCTCCAGTAAATACATTTACCCCTTCATCCATTTCATCAGCTGATGATCTAAATGGTATTCGTTCCATATTATTTAAGTCTGGACCAACCTCAACACCAATAGATTCATACAATCTGATTGTTATTTCATAAATTCTTTTAGTCTTACTTTGTGATGTACCATTTTGTGAACCAGCATCTATTCTCATTGTTTGTAATAAAGAGGTATAAGGTAAACCAACTTTAACTTTTGATGCTGAACGATCTAAAGTTATCTCACCACTTGATACAGTTTTGTTTGGATGAGTAGCACCATCTGCTAAGATCGATACTTCCTTACCTTCTAAATGTGATAGTCCAGAAATTGTAGTAGCAGGTGAACCATCATAAGATAATTGTGAATCTAAAAAGTTAAATGAGGTATCATCTGTTTCATCAAAATCATAGTTGTGCATATATTCAATATATCTTTTTGTACTGCCATTGATTGTTCTTTTATTGATTACCCATGTTTGATATTCTGAATCATCTGTTGGAATAGTTGCAACACTTTCACAAACTGCATTACCACCAAATATATGTCTATGCCAAGCAACAACTTGTTGTTCTCTTTGATATGTTAATCCAACTAATTGACCATCGTTTCTTACACACCAAATAATTTGATTAGGTTCTTGTTGATACGATAGTTGTTTGAATCCACTTTCTGAAATATGTTCAGCAAGGATAGTTAAGTCTGGAGCTATGTAACCATCAACATCAAAGTTATAAGCGAGTTCTCTTAATTTTCTTTTAGCTCTTTGTAAAAATAATGTTGCATTCCCTACAGCTAGTGCATCTACATTTGCAGCACCATTGTTCGATTGTTTTTTGATTAATATGTTTGTTGGTGTAATTGCAATATCAGTACCACCACCACTAACTGCAAACTCACCACCAGCTGTACCAATAATTAAAGTTCTTGTAGCTGTCATAAATCTAATTGCATTTACTTGGTTAGATGCGATTGTATAAATGATAGCATCATCATCTGCTACTGTTCCATGATAGTTATCATCCATGTTTTCATAATCACCAGATTTAGAAAAAAATAATGTTTGTGGTTGAGATAAGGTTGCAGCAAATACTAATCGTTGTTCAAAGAAAGTTACGCAAGATGGATGACCTGTAGTATCTGAAAATGATCCTAATGCAAAATCTGTATCAGCAGAACTAGAAGAGGGAGCAACTACAGATGTAGCTACAGCAACTGTTGTTGAAGTTACTGAAGTAATTTTATAATGACCATCTTTAAAATGTACTAATCTTCCAACATCAGTTGATAACCAACCTTGATCATTATTAACACCAGTTGTAGAAGATAATGTTAAATTACCACTAGATCCAACCGCAGTATGTGAAGGTGTTAATGTAGTTGTTGAAATATTGTGATCCATGAATGGACCATTTTGAAAATCAACATCTGTAAGTGTCCAGGCAGTATGACCTGTTCTTGATAACTTTTGTACTGGATGACTTGGATGACATAAGTACATAACATCAGCAGATTGTGCGAACTTAATATCAAATAGTTCATCTTCTAAATATGGTGAACTAATTTCATAAGCTGATCCACCAGATAATATTTGACCATTGTCTTTATAAAATCTTATATACTGATCGCCAAACTCAAGTATGTAAGTTTGTGTTGTAGAAAATTCAAAAGGAATTAATCTTGTTTCTTTAGAACTATCTTTTACTTCAGCAACATATTGTGTACCACTTCTTCTTGCTGCACTTCCATGTGGGAAGATAATCATGTTCTCTAATGTTTTACATCCTGTAGGATATTTAGCTAGATCATTTCTACCATCTAGTCTTGGTGATAATTCACCACCAGTAAAATTGGTTAATTGTACCGCAACTCTAGCCATGGGTTAGTACCTTGAGTTTATAAATGAAGAAGCTCCAATAACATCTGATTGACCATCATCTGGATTTGTATTCTGACCTTCAGTAGCATCTACAAATCTAGCTTCTCTTAATTTATCTTGAAACAAGGTATACATATTTGAAGCTGTTGGATTAGATGATGTTACTGCATAAGCAATGTCAGCAGCAAGTGCAGCTGATATAGTTTCTCTTAACAGTTCATCGTATTGATTTGGATCTTCAATTCTTGCAACATATTGTATTTTAACTGTAGCATGATTTGCTACAATCTTTCTACCTTCAATTTTATAATCATAATCATAATTTAAAATGGTAAGCACTCTCAAACAATCTGCTGGTAAAGTAAATTGATAACTAAAACCCCATGAAGGTGTTGCTGTATCTCTTGCAAGTTCAACTCTTTTAATTAAACAATTCCAAGGATGAGATCTAAATAAACTATCTCTAACTTGTGTGTATCTTGCGTTGCAAAGTCTTGCGTTCTTAGAATCTTCTGTCAATGATAATATTGTGGATGCACCAAGTTGGTTTAATGCTCCATTACAAATATCTACTACTGATGCCATATTACTTCCTTATAATATACTTTCTTCTAATCTGTCTATCTTTTTCTAATGCAAATATTTCTTCTGTAGTTCTTTCCTCTTTTGCATCAAAACCATAATGGTATTTACCATCATTTTTAAACCTGTCTACTAATACATATCTGTAGATATGATCTCCCTTTTTAAAATGTAATACTGTTTTTAAATCTTTTATTTGTTTCATAATGATAGATGGGGGATTGCTCCCCCATCTAAAGTAAAGCAATTATGCTTCGTATGCTTGGATTTTAACTACTTTATCTTCTTCCATTCTAGTCGCACCGAATGCAGCAGAATAGTAAACTTGAGTAGCATATCCTTTGTCAGCTCTTTCATCGATTCTAGCAGTTGAATCTTTACCTACTGCTAAACCAATTCCATCACTTACGAAAGCAACACAATCTCTGATTTGAGACGCAACAGCTAATCTGTTAGACACGATGAAATTGAATCCTAAGAAAGAATTAATATCACCTTGTGCTAATGCTTTAACTGTATTGAAATCACTTGAAGTCACTTCAGTAGTTCCTAACAAATCTGTGATTTGTTTTGGAGATACGATGATGTGTCTTGGTAGTGAAGGATCAACATCAGCTAAATCAATGATCTCTTTTGCTTCTCTTAACTTAGCGATAGTCATACCAGTTGTACCAGCTTCAGTTATGATTTGAGATGCAGGTAGTGCAACCGCAGTTCCACCAGCTACACCAGTATCAGCTGAACCAGTAGCAGCAGTAATGATAGCATCATCCATTGCTCTACCCATTGCATAAGCAGCAGCTAATGCGTAAGTAGAAGTTGGATCTACTAACATTCTAACTTTATCTAAGTCATCAATAAGATCTGCAAACTCGTAATCAACCAATGAAACTCTTCTTCTTGAGTGAGGAGTATCTGATTGAGGAGTGTCTGAGTGTCTTGTTGTTCTTACAGATGCAGTAACACTTCCTACTTGATCGAAGAAAGCATTCTTACCTGTAACAGATTCTACTCTAACTTTATCTCTTAGAAGAGAACCTTTTTGTTGTGATAGCATTTGGATGTTAGAACTATATTGTTCTACAAATGCTGTTGTTATTTCAGTTGACATAATTGTCTCCTATTATTTGTTAAGTTAATGTTAAACAAAATCAGAGGAGTTCTCAAAAATATTTGGCTTCTCTTGGATTTAAAGTCTTTTAGACTACAAGTCTTTCCTTGTCGTCAGTAAGGTGCTTACGCATTGTCTTACTTTTCTTAGGCGAATTTTCATCCGCCTTAGAAACCCATTTATAATATTCGTTGCAGATTGGCAAGGGGTTTGATTTTTGATTTTCAGAACCACTCTCTACTACAATACGAAGTATCTCTAATCTAAGTTCTTTACTATCCATTAGTCATCATAGTTCTTAGATTAAATACTTTCTGAACTATTTTGTCGTGATCTGGATGTGCTTTATTCCAATATGGACCATCTCTATCATTAACAATTTTAGATATTTCAGCATCATAATCTATACCTTGAGATACATTTTCAGATTCTGTACTTACTAATTTATCTTCAGACATAAGATTAGCAATGTTTGCAAAACCTTTAATAATAGATGGA